AGCTATCTCACCCGCGACATGGTCGACGCCGGCTATGCCTTCCGGCCGAAGCGGAGGAAGCGTTAAATGCTATGGGGTGAGGGCTCGTTCGGGGGACCAACCTTTATCCAACCGCCATGTGATGGTCGTGCGGTCGATGCCTGTTCGTCGCGACCATTCGGCCATGTGCAGCGTCTCGCTGAAGGCTGTGACCAATCGATTGGTTCGGTGACGGCCCTTGGTATGAATAGCCGGGCGTTGGTGATTACGCTGTTGTTCGGGCGTAACCCAGCGGCAATTGCCCGGTTCATAATTGCCATCTGGATCTATGCGATCAATTTGGTGTTGCGCTGTCGGTCGTTGGCCCATGTCTGCAAAAAACATTGCGAAGCGTTTCCAGCGATCACAAACGCTGATGCCTCGACCGCCGTATCTTTCGTATCCGTTCGTCTTTGGATTAGAACAGCGTTTTATCATCGAACGCCATACCTGATAAACTGGATCTTGGGTCATACCGTGTACTCGCTTGCGGCAGCCACAGGATTTAGAACCTCCGATCTTCAGCGACGAACCGGAAATTATTCCCTTGTTTCCGCAATCGCATCGGCACAACCAAAGTGTTCTGCCGTGGGTGTTGCTATCAAGGCGTTCAATGACGGTCCATCGACCGTAACGGGTATTTGTAATATTGAGTGGTGCAGACATGATGGCCTCTCGAACAGGCTGTTGTGTTTAGCAGGGGGGTGGCGCTGTAACGCCATTTCCCTGCGACCGAGGATAGCATAAATGCCCGCGCCTGAATACGGGGCAGGGGCGCTCCGCTACCGCATAAAATTTTCTGAGCGCGATAGCGTTGAGGATGAGTATGGCAATGTGAGCCAATCATGGATTGATCGATTTACTGTATCCGGCAATATCACAGCGAAAGTTGGTGGTGAAAGTGTTGATGCCGCGCGTCTTGCTGGAAGACAACCAGTTATTCTGACCGTGCGCAAATCGCCCGACACCAAACAAGTCACCACCGACTGGAAAGCCACCGAGGTCGAGAACGGCACCGAGTTCAATATCCGCACCGCGATCGATCCGTTCGTCGGCGACAGCCAGCACGGCATCTGGATTGAGATGATTGCCGAAACCGGGGTGGCGGTGTGAGTTATTCCGATCCCGCGTTAGCGATGCAGAAGGGAACGCTGTCGCTGATGAAAGCCGGCAAGACCGGCGTGCAGACCGGCGGGCGGATCTACGACGGCGTGCCGGGCGGGGCGTTAAAACCCTATGTAAGCTTCGGGCCGTTCCAGCTACTGCCCGAGCACGGCGATTGCCTCGACGGCGGCGAAGCGTTTTTGACGTTGGACGGCTGGGCGGCGGGGCCGGACACCGTGCAGGTCAAGAAGCTCGGCGCCGCCATCGCATCCGATCTTGATCGTGCGGAACTGGTGGTTGACGGGCAGCGGTTGATTGAACTGTCGATCGAGCAAATCCAGTATATGCGCGATCCCGATGGCATCACCGCGCACGCGGTGGTCACGGTGCATGCGTGGACCGAACCGGTGGCTGTAACGGCCACCACGCCGCCGGTTAATACCGCGCCACCGATCATCTCTGGCTCTACGATTGTCGGCGCAGCCTTGACGACCAGCACCGGCGCATGGACAGAAACCGAATGAGTTATTCCTACCAATGGAAACGCGGCGGCGTGAACATCTCGGGCGCCACGGCCAGCACCTACACACTGGTGACGGCCGATATCGGTGCCATGATTACGGCGACCGTGACGGCGACCAACACGGCGGGCAGTGCCAGCGCCACGGCGGCAGGGGTCGGTCCTGTTACTGCGGGATCATCCACTGCCCTGCAAGCGCAAGCGGGATCATTCGCGTTCGCCGGGCAAAGCGCGACCTTGACGCCGCCTGTTGGTGGAGGCGCTTTGTCGATCCAGGCGCAGCCAGGCTCGTTCGCGGTGAGTGGCGAGAGCATGGAAATCGTGATTGCTTACCTCACACAGGCGGGCGCGGGCGCGTTTGCTTTTGCCGGGCAGAGTGCGAATTTGACGTCGGTGACGCCGGGGGCAATCCAGGCGAGTGCAGGCGCGTTCGCGCTAGCGGGACAGAGTGCGGACCTGAAGGTGATAACGCCAGCCTCTTACACTGGACCCGGCGAAGTCACGGGCTGGGGCACGGCCTACGGCTATTGGGGGCTGCGAGCGTACACAGCGGCAAAGATCGGCGCGAACTGCATCGACGTCTGCTCCAACATCAACGGCGCGGCGGTTAATTTGGCAACGGTGGTGATTGGATCAGACGGCTACGCCAACCTGACGCCGATCGGTTTCTCGCCCATCTACATCAATCGTATCTACGACCAGTCGACAGGCGGTCAGGATATGTTCATAGGGAACACGGAATTTGACAGGCCGGTACTTATTACCAATGCCGTTGGCGGCAAGCCCGCGATAGATTTCAGCGCAAGCGGCAACTGGATGATGACCACCGCCAATGCCACGGTTTTGGCTGCGCCGTTGACGGTCGCCGCTGTTACGCGCGGCAATACCACGATCTCCGGTCAAACCCTCACGGATGGATCGTTCAGCTTCCAGCCTTTGATCAAGGGCAACGCCACCATCAGCCAGTATCTTGGCACTTTCGTTGATGCGCATACCAACGTCGCAAACAATCTGTTTGCCGCGCTTGCCAGCATTTGCGCAAACGCTGCCGGCGGCATAGCGGTTAATGGCACTATCCAGCCTGCCACGGGCAACGTTGGGCCTAACGGCATCGGCACCACCAACAAGCTCACGATTGGCGGCACGGATGGCGGCGGGCAACTGTTCACCGGGCACCTCTACGAAATCTTCATCAAGGCGGGTGCTAAGAACGCCACGGAGTGCGCGGCACTGAGTGTCAACCAGCGCGCCATCGGCACGGGGTTCTGAGGTGGGATATCTCCGCTACACACAAGCCATCACACCGGTGTATACCGGCCTCGCCGCGCTGCGTAACTTCGTATCCGAAGGCGACAGCATTACTGCGGTAAGCGGTTGGGCTTACTGGGGCGCCTATACATCGCTGCCGGGTTACACGTCCAAGTTCAATCAAGCCACCAGCGGCTACACTCTGAGGGACATCGCGGCGCGGGCGGCCACTCTCGATGCGCGCATCGTGCCGGGTGCGCACAACGTGATGACGTTGCTGATCGGCGCGAACGGACTGGGAGACACGACGACGTATCCAAGCGTCAATACTTGGATAGCGGAGATGAAAACCTATTGCGATGCTCGGCGGGCGGCGGGTTGGTTCCTGGTAATCGCGACTGTACTGCCGCAGGGCTTTGGCAGTGGCGTCAACGAGCACAATGTTCGCCGCAATATTGTCAATCCAGAACTACGGCTGTGGACCACGAGCGGATCGATCCAGCCCGGCAAGCATGCCGATATGATCCTCAATTTCGATGCCGATCCCATCATGGGGGTCGACAATTCCAAGGGCCTATACCCCACCTATTGGGGCGACGATGTGCATCCCAGCACGCTGGGCTATCAGCGGATGCAAAATCTGGGTCTTGTTACGGTTGCCGGCGCGTCGGCGGTCGATCTGGCGAAGACGCCGCCGTCTTCAGTCACTCGGCTGTTGACGCTGACGCCGAAGCGCGAAGTAGGAACGGTTTATTTATCCCGTCTGGCGGTGTGGCCTGATTGCGAGTGGACGTTGCAAGCGGGGAGCGATGTTGGCTTTTCAATTACATCATCGTTTGTGATCGCGCAGACGACGGGGCCGATGTTAACCCACCCTGCCGGGACAATCGGGTCTTACGTCGCCAATCTGCGCGGTGTCGATGCTTTCGGCAACATCTACACCGCCACGCTGACATTGAGCGTCACGGCAATTGACGCGCAGGCGAACATCGCTCCGAACGACGGGCACTTCGATAGTTATTTCATGCCCAAGATTTCCTTTCCTGGGGAAGATACAGACCCGTTCACATATGGCATCGAGGAAATCAGCGGCAACGCCGCGTTCGCGCTGCAAGTTACCGGCTCGATCGGTTATCCGCAGAAGGCGATCGGCAAGGCTGTCGGGCCGGTTGCGGGTGCGCTTTACGAATGCTCGTTCGTGGGATGGAAGAACGGCGTCGGTGCATCCAATCTCGTGCTGACCGGCGGCGACATTTTCATTATAACGCCAACTCCCTCGACAACTCCGGTAACGGTACAGGGAACGTTCACGCAAGCATCTGCGTCGGATTATGACGTTTCTGTTTCCGTGTACTCTGCCACGCCGACGGCCGGGGAGAAAGGCTGGTGGGACGATATCGAAATCCGCCGGGTGCTGGGGCCTGTAATATCGGCACCGGTCTTTAACGTCACTGGAGACACGACGGCAACCGTGGGCGCCACCACAGCAGGCACGACCGGCACCATGTATGCCGTGCTCACGCCGACGATCACGCGACCCACCAAGGCGCAGATCAAGGCAGGCCAAAACGCGTCGGGAGGCGCTGCGGTCTGGGCCGGGTCGTTGTCAATTACTGGTACAGGAGCGAAAACGTTTAATGCTTCCGGCCTATCCGCCGGCACAAAATATCACGCTCATGTCGTGCATGAGACAGCCGCCGGATATTCAAACACGCTGTGGGCCACGGGCACGACAACGGGTGTCGCGGGGACCGGCCACAACGGCAAAAAGACGCAAGTCAACATGGAGTTTCTAAATGAGGGCGGCGACTACCCGTGGCTGAACGCGATGAAGACCGCGACGAATTGGGGATTTGCTAGCGGCATATCTTATGCGGGTCCGACGCCCGATATTCTGGATGCTGATGGTTATCTTATCTCGATGGCAGGTACCGCGGCCAGCGGCATAAAGACGGGTTTTAGGGTGCCATCTCAGGCGCAGCGACCGGGTGCGTGGATCATCAAGTGGGATGGCGACACCCTTGCCGGATCTACCGGCGTCAACTCAGGGAGCGCAAACGCAAACGTTGTATTCCACGCAATCTCAGCCATCACGCAAAGCGGCACTATTCAGACGTTTACTTTGACGACACCTCCGACCCACATGCGGGCTGGGCAGCCGATTGCCCTGTCCAACATTGCTGGCGGTACATGGGGCGGACTGAGTTTTAACAACTGGCGTGTGCTTGACGTCAATGTCGGGACCAATTCATTCCGCGTTAATAGCGGTACCACCTTCACGGGCACGCTGGACCCGCTAACCAATGCGAGAGCAACATTCACCGACAGCACCATCGTGGCGAATACCGGGGTGGCTGGTGGTTTGAACGGCAGTGGGCGCTTGGTGGTGCAGCCGGTTGCGACAAACGGTGGTGCCGATGGGTTTGATATGGGCTGCGGCATCCGTAGCATCCAAAGCCCCACGAACTATCCGCACAACATCAGGATATGCCATCAGGATGACGAGGCGGCACTGGACGCCGGTGGTGAATTCACCCCGCTGTTTCTTTCCAAGATGGCAAATTTCGGTGTTCTCCGATTTCTGGACTGGCAACAAACCAATGGAGGCAACGCCTCGACCTGGAACACGCGCAAGGTCAGGTCCAACGCTTCCTATAATGCGGCAATGTATGTTCCGACATTTTATGCGGGCGAAACAACAACATTAAGCGGCGCGACTTACACCGTTGCCGCACCTGCGATCAATAGCGCGACGGGGGCGGCTTGGAGCGGCGTTACCGATAAGACAACAATTCACGTCAGGTTCACGAAGAACTCTCGCCCCACGTCTACGTTCACCGGCTCTGCTGCATTCAATAGCGGCATTGGTCAGTGGGAAATAACAGTCAATTCGGGTTTGACCGGCTTCATTGCTATCGGGCAAACGCTGACCGTTGCTGGGCGAGCAACTAATTCCGACTGTAAGATTACAGGCGGCAGCGGCTCGGTCTGGCAGTTGTCTCAAGCTCCTGAAGGCGGCGCAGCAACATCCCTGAGCATGACGACGCGGCAGGATTTCCGCACCCATACTGCGGCGTTTACTAGCGGTTTTCCTGATATCTCGATCCCGAATAATGTGTATCAGGCTGGAGACCCGATCCTTTTTTACAACACTGTGATGCCGCCGAATGTCACGGCGAACCAGATTTACTATGTTGTTAGCGCGGTGAACGGCTCAACAGGCACCATACGCATTTCGGCGTCTCCGTCGCTGACGCCAACGATCACGCCAAATGGTTCAAACACGGGCACCGGCAGCAGCATTGTGTTGTACCTGAATGCGCCAGGCACCAGCGCCAACCCGAAGCGCATCCTCAGTGAGTACGCCAATGAAGTGTCGGATTACACCAACTCTTATCCTGTAGCCGACAGTTACCGTGATGTTGCCACGCTTTTCTACGACGCCACACTAAATGCGTGGATCAAGCATGGCGGCGACAAGGCGATAGGCAGTTGCGGTATTGTGAACGGCGTGCCTATCGAGTGCATGTTCGCGCTGGCGTGGGGGCTGGGTGCCCATCCTTGGGTCGTGTCACCGCCCAGAGCGATGGACCCTATGACCGACTGGTGGCCGAATGTCATGCTCTACGACAAGACCAACCGCCCAGCGTGGGCGAAGATGCGCATTGAGCCGCCGAATGAGCTGTGGAATACAGCCACGGGCTTCTATGCAGCCCCGTATGCGAAGGCAAAAGCAACAGCCTACAATGCTGTTGATCCGGTGAATTGGGCGGTGGGTGATTTCTATAACTGGTACGGCAAGGTTGTCTCGACGCTGGGGCAGATGGCCTACCAGATCTACGGCGCTGGCAATCTGGACGTTACCTATCAGGTAATGTGCGGCGTGCAGACGGCTGGCGACGTTGATAACAACCTGCCACGATTTCGTGCGACGAGTTATGTCGGTGCCGGTACGGTTCAAGCGCCACTAACGGGCGCGTGGGGCACGGTGACGTTTGCTGCTGTTCCTGGGACGCCCTGGTCAGGTGCCCCCGCGGCTACGAAATATGTGTCGCATCTTGCTGTCGCGACATACTACACCAGCAACGCCTATGACGGTCGGGGCGGGGGCGGCCCGCAAACCCTGGCTTCGCTTTCGACGGAGTTTGGCGGCATTCAATTCGTGGGGACGGATATCGTTGCCGGCGTGCTGCACCCCGAAGGTGGCACGGGCCTGACAACCGGCATGACAATATTTCTGCCGTTGGGTCTTGGCACGGCCACGACTGTCAGTGGATCAGACGGCGCGGGCTGGACGCTTAGTAATCTGTCACTGAATGTTGCTTCCAGACAGACTTACCTCGCCGCAAAAACATCAGGTCTGTCAGCTGCGGATAAGATGGCGGACAGTGTGATCGATACGGTTGTCGATGCGACGATCGAAAGTAACGGAACATCATTCACCGTTCACAGTATTATCTCGGGCCAGACAGTCGGGGCTGGACTTCAGATTTACGGCGGGTCGGTAGCCTTCCCGACTGGACCTGAGATCGCCAGCGGCACCTATCCAAACTTTACGCTTTCCAGCGCCCGCACGCCCCAGAGGGCAAATTTCTCTGTCGGACTGTCCTTTAGTCTGACAGGGGATATCCGCAAGTGGCAAATATGGGGACAGTGGGCCAATTCGAATTTCGGCATCACGAAGATCAGTGCGTATGAAGGTGGCATGTCAAATGATTTCGGTGATGTTTATGCACAGACAATACTGAAGGCACGCGCCAAGCATGCGCCGTCCGTGCAGGGCTATGCCACGCAGATGTTCGACAATTTCAGGGGACTTGGGGCGTTTCCGTATCCCGCTGGAATGACGGGAGAGTATCCGTCCAACTTTCTGATGACCGGGCCGTACCCTACTGGCGGCGCATGGTCGATGCTGGATGACATCTATCAAAACCCGACCTCGCCGCAGTGGAATGCCATTGTGGCGTATAACCTTTAATCGGAGGAACCAACCATGGCAGTCGCAGCGTTCAACAAATTCAATTCGTTCGTGGAGCATCTCGCCGAGAAGGTCCACAACCTCGGGGCTGATACGCTCAAGGTTTACCTCACCAACACTGCACCCAACGGGTCAACTATGGCAGTGAAAGCCGATCTGTCGGAGACGCTGACGACGACTGGCGGATACACCGCAGGCGGGGCGACGGCGGCTATAACGTCGTCGGCGCAAACCGGTGGCACCTACAAACTGGTGCTGGGCGACCCGGCGACATGGACGGCGACAGGTTCTGGCTTTGGGCCGTTCCGGTATGCCGTGCTTTACAACGACACACCCACATCACCGGCCGACCCGCTGATCGGCTGGTGGGATAATGCATCAGCGGTGACGCTAACAGTTGGTCAGCAATTCACCGTCGATTTTGATCCGACCAACGGCGTGCTGACGATCGGGCCGTAGCCACAACTTAACCAGGCCGCAACCAACCCGCCCTCACCGGCGGGTTTTTTATTGGAGCAACGTCAATGACAATCGCGACTACCTATCCGTTCTCAAAGTTCCTGATCAAGATCGGCGACGGGGCTTCACCTGAAGTATTCACCGATCCGTGCGGACTGACCTCGAAAGGCTTCACCCGCACCGCCAACCTGAACGACACCAACATTCCCGATTGCGACGAACCCGACGCACCGTCTTGGCTCGGTCGCGACGTGGTCAGCTACCAGGCATCCATCGCCGGATCTGGCGTGGTGGCCGCCGAGAGTTTTGCCACATGGGAAGATTGGTGGAACGAGGGCGACACCCGCAACATTCGTATCGAGTTGGGAAGCCCGCCGGAGTACGCCTGGATCATGCCGGCCAAGCTGCAGGAGTTCGCCATCACGGGCGAGCGCGGCGACAAGGTGCAGATGACGGTATCGATCGTGTCCGACGGCGCGGTGGTGCCCGAGGTGATCGTATTCGAGGACGAGGCCCGCGATACCCGTGACGTTTCGCGTCGCGCCGCGCCGCCGTCCCGTGACGCCAGGGCAATGCCGTGAGCGCGGAGGACGGCAGCATCACCAGGCCATTCGGCGACGGCGAGCACACGTTCCGCCTGGCGATCGGGCAGTGGCGCGAATTGCAGGAAACGGTCAACCGGCGCCGTCTTGAAATCGGGCAACCCGTGATCGGGCCAGGGGTGCTGGTGCAGATATTGCTGACGCTCAACGCCTGGCCGGATGACATTCGCGACGTGATCCGGCTCGGTCTGATCGGTGGCGGCATGAAACCGGATCGCGCGCTGGTTCTGGTGAAGCGGCATGTGGAAAATCTACCGTTCTTTGCCAACAGCGTGCTGGCCGGCGAGATTGCGCAAACCGCCATGTTCGGGCCGAGGGACGATCCCGCGGGAAAAGAACCGACGCCGAAACCGGAGACGGCGGCGACGGACGAATTCAGTTCTCCGGTATCTACGGCATCGGTGCTGCAATAGGACTGCCGCCCGCGGCGGTGGACGCCTGTTCGTTCTGGCAACTCGCCGCGGCGGTGGACGGATGGAACAAGGTACACGGCGGCGAGCAGAAAGCCGAGGCACCAAGCGATGCCGAGTTCGATGCCATGCTGGATGCATCCGCCGAGGCCGAGGCACGGAAAGGTTTAAGGCACAAGAGCAATGGCGCCCAACAAGAGCGTGCTGGCATTCCGCAAACTGACGGTGGACATGCAACGCGAGATATTCAACGACGCGGTGGCTGAACTCGACAGCCAGGCCGACAACCTGGTGCAGACCATGCGCGGCGTGGTGGTGCATGGGCCGACATCGAACCTGGCGAATTCAATCCGCAAAGAACCGGGTAAAAAGGAAACCGTGGTGGTGGTGCGGGCTGGCGGGCAAACGACGACAGTGCAGCACGGTGGCAGATCCTACGACTACGCGCGAGCGGTGGAGTTTGGCACCGTCAACACGCCGGCGCAGCCGTTCTTCTTCGCCAGCTACCGCCTGATGAAAAAGAGCATTCGCAGCGCGATGCGGCGCAAGATCACCAAGAACATCAAGAAATATTCGGCAGAGTAAAACCATGGCAGACACCGCAGCGTTAGTTGTCGCGCTATCCGCGCAACTGACCAAGTTTGAAAAGGATATGCAGCGGGCCGGCATCATGGCCGAGCGCGCGGTCGGTGACATCGAAGGCAAGTTCGCCAAGATGAACCCGCAGGTGAATGCCTCGTTTCTCGGAAATTTGTTTTCCAACGCTGTTAGCCAAGGCATTCAGGCGGCGACCAAGGCACTGACAGAATTCTACGACCGATTTATCATGGTCGGAAAAGAAGCCGCCATTCTCGGAATGAGCCTCAGAGACATCTGGGCGTTTCAGGAAGCTGCCAAGGAAGGCGGTGCCAGTATCGATAACGCTGCGAGGGGCATGCGGACGCTGGCCAACCTGTTGTCCGAGATGCAGCGCGGCGATACCAATTCGTTGTCAAGACTGCTTGACGCCAACTCCGCATCAGAGGCAATGCAGGGCATCAATCGAGAAACGATGACGCTGGCGCAAACCATGCAAGTCGTTGCGACCCTGATCCAGGATACAGGCAAGGGCGTTGACAAGATCGAGGTGGGAAGGCTCGCCGGTCTATCCGAGGATATGGCCCTGTCGCTGGGCAAGGCTGGCGTTTCGCTGACATCAATGCAGGCCGCTGCGGCTGCAACGGCGCCACCGCTGGAAAAAATGGTGGAGGAAGCCAAAAAATTCGACAGCTATATGCAAAGCGCATGGAATTGGGTTAAGGCCGATCTGGGGCGAGGTATCACCAACACAATCCGTGAAGTCGAACAAATCAAGGGTGCGTTAGGTGTTGGCACAGATACGCCGGCGTCGTTTGCCGATCGTTTTGGTGCGTTGCCTCCGCAAGCGGGGGCGAGCGCGACAGGTGTAACAGGCAAAAACACTACGGTCATTCCTCTAAAGGACAAAGCCGCCGGCGGCGCAGCCAAACAGAGCGACGAATTCCAGCGCGCCAATGATCAGATCACCAAGAACATTGCACTGCTCGACGCCCAGACCAAGACGATGTTCATGAACGTCGGCGCGCAGGCGGCGGCGCGGGCCGAGGCGCAGCTGATGGAAGGCGAGCGGCGCCGGCTCAATATCGCCGAGGGCGAGGCCGTTCCCATCAGCGAGGAACTGCGAAAGAAGATCGATGCGCAGGCCGCTGCCATGTCGCGCGCCACATTGGAAAACGCCAAGGCGGCTCAACATCTGCAGCGGATCAACGAAGCTTACGACACGTTCGGTTCGGCAGTATCGACCGCCTTTGCCGATGCCATCATCGAGGGTAAAAAATTAAACGAGGTGCTGTCGAGCCTGCTGAAAACCCTGGCGCGGGCGGCGATCAACTCAACCATCACAGGGCTGTTCAATTCGTTCAAGCCGGGCGCGTTCGCCGGCGGCACCGACTACGCGCCGGGCGGCATGGCGCTGGTCGGCGAGCGCGGACCGGAACTGGTCAACCTGCCGCGCGGCAGCCAGGTGATCCCGAACGACGTGCTGCGCGGCGGCATGAGCGGCGGCGGTTCTATCACCTATGCGCCGGCGATCGATGCCCGCGGTGCATCCGTCGAGGCGGTGGCGCGGCTGGCGCAGATCATCGAGCAGGACCGCGCCATGTTCGCTTCCCGCACCGTCGCCACCATCCAGCAGGCCAGGCGCGGAAGGGTGCCGGGGGTATGAGCGTGGTGGTGTGGTTGCGCTGGTTTCGGGTGATGGACGATCGGGGGCGCGTCGTGGCGGTCTGCGAAACCCGCGAGGAAGCCGACGCCTACATCGCGGGGCAGCCGGCATGAGCATCACCTATCCGATCAACCTGCTGCCGGGCTTCCCTGGATGGACCACGGGCTTTTCCCTGCACTGGCGCCAGGAGCAATCCACCCAGGCGTCGGGCCGGGTGCTGGTCAAGGACATGGGAAGCCCGTTGTGGACGCTGCGGGCCACCACCAAGGTGCTATCGCCGAACCAACTGGATCATTGGCGGGCGCGGCTGACGGCGCTGGAGAACGGCCTGCAGACGTTCTGGGCCTATCCGATGTCGAGGTGCTTTCCGCAGGCATACCCGAACGGCTCATGGCCGACCGGCGCGGCGTTCAATGGAACCGCCACGCTCGCGTCGATCAGTCCCAACCGCAAAGCCATCTCATTGTCCGGCTTGCCGAATGCGTTCAAGCTGTCGGTCGGCGATTATCTTTCCATCGAGGGAGATCTGCACCAGGTCATGGAAGCCACCACCTCGGACGGCGCGGCGCCGCTGCCACCGGTCAACACGGCGCTGCCGGTAATCAGCGGGACAACCCAGGTCGGGCAATCCCTTGTTGTGACAGATGGCACTTGGTCCGGCGCACTGAGAGCCGAAGGGCGGGCCGCGACGGTACAGTTCGAGGTTCGGCCGCATCTGTGGCCGGCGGCGGCGGTGAATGATCCGGTTAGCGTCAGACAACCGGCCTGCCTGATGGCGATCGTGCCAGGATCGCTGTCATCAGATGCGCAATCGTCGGGCTGGGGTTCGGTCAGTTTCTCGGCAATGGAAGCCCGGCTATGAGAGACATATCCGCCGGCAACTGGACGGCGCTGCAACAGCGGCAACTGATGCCGCGCGACTTCATCTGGTTCGTGGTGCGCGACCGCAACACCGGTGCCGCAGTGACCGATGGCTACTGGAGCGATGTCGGCGAGATATCAGCGCAATATATCGATCCCGACACCGGCGGCGTCGGTACCCGCACCTGGGCCGGCGCCGGCTCGCTGATCCAGATCTCAGACATCCCGCTAGTGTCGAACATCACGGTGCAGAACATCACGGTGACGCTGTCGCAGGTGGCCGATCGGGTTAATAACCTGGTGCGGGGCTACGATTGCAAGCAGGGCCGGGTCGAGGTCTACCGCGGGCTGTTCGATCCCGAAAGCCGCACCATGGTGGCACCGGCCGAGCCACGCTTTATCGGCACCATCGACGAGGCGCCGATCACGACGCCGCGCGAGAACGAGAGCGGCGACGTGACGCTGACCTGCACGTCGAACACGTCAGAACTCACCCGCACCAATCCCGACACCCGTTCTGATGCCTCGCAACGGCTGCGCAATCCCGCCGATGATTTCTTCGTCGACGCCGCGGTGGTCGGACAGTGGGTTCAGTTTTGGGGCAGGGAAGGCGGCGAGGTGCGATCGAGCGGTGGATACATTGGCAGCAAGAAAAAATCCAAGTGATCCGCAGCGCCGAGATCAACGACAAGGCACGGGTGATCACGCTGTTGGAACATTCGCGCACCGCCGCCGGGTTCGACCGCGATGGCGGGTTTCATTTCCCGTTCGATCCTGCCTATGCCGAGCGGCTGTTTATGCTGCATCTGATGCCGCGGCATTTGTGCATGCTGCATGATGTCGAGGGCACCGCGCAGGGCGTGCTGATGGCGGTGGCGACCGATCATCCGTTCGGGCCGGTGCGGATCGCGCGCGAAACCGTGTGGTGGATCGAGCCGGACTATCGCGGGCTCGGCGCAGTCAAGATGCTCAACGGCTATGAGATGTGGGCGCGCGACCAGGGTTGCCAGTTCACAGGCATGGCCGGCATGGGCGACGATCCCGAAGTCGGTAAACTCTACCAGCGCCGCGGCTACCAGGTCGCCGAGCGGCATTTTCTGAAAGCAATGTAGTTGGCAATATTCACCGCAGCGGCAACCTTCCTGCTGGCAGGCACCTTCCTGGCGGGAACGATTGCCGTTCCGATCCTTGCTGCCGGGCTCGGCATCGCCGCATCGATCGGCCTTAACTACGTCGCGCAGGCGCTGTCGGGCACCGAGGCCGAGCCGGCTGACAGATCCAGCTTCGGCACCGAAGGCAGGCTGGTGGCGGGCGGCGCCATCCCGCGGTCGTTCGGTATCGGCACCCATGTCAGTGCCGGCTCGCTGACCTATGCCAACTACTGGGGATATAGCGGCGAGACGCCGAACGCATACCTGACGCAGGTGATCGCGGTATCCGACATGCCGCGCGAGCAGCTGCTGGAGGTGTGGATACAGGGCGAGAAGTGTACGCTGTCGGGCCGCGTCGATCCAACCAAGGGCACCGCCGTCGAGCAGTACTACAAAGACGGCGCCGACCATCTCTGGATCAAATACTACAACGGCACTCAAACCACCGCCGACCCGTTCTTGTATACGATAGTGTCATCGGCTGACCGCCCCTACAGCATCGACCGGATCGGCACCGGCATCTGCTATGTGATCGCCACCGCGCTGGTCGAGGAAAAGCTGTTCTCGGGTTTTCCGACCTTCAAGTTCGTGATGTCGGGCATTCCGTTATACGATCCGTCAAAAGACAGCACCAACGGCGGCAGTGGATCGCACCGCTATTCCGATCCCAACACCTGGGGCGGCGACGGCGACCAATTGCCGGCGGTGCAGGCTTACAACATCCTGCGCGGCATCCGCTACAACACCAAATGGCTGTACGGCCTGCAGAACATGACCGGCGCGGCACGTCTGCCGGCCGCCAACTGGAACCTGCAGATCGCGAAATGCCGCGACCTCATCGTCGGCGAAACCGGGCCTGAACCAACCTATCGATCCGGCGGCCAGATCAATGTCGACGCGAGACCCGCCGACGCCATCGAGGCATTGCTGACGGCGTGCCAGGGCAGGCTGTCGGAAATCGGCGGGTTCTACAAGATCCACCTCGGCGCACCGGATACCCCGACATTTGCCTGGACTGACGCCGATCTGCTGTCATCCGAGCAACAGGTCTACCGGCCGTTCTTCGGGCTGGCCGACAGCGTCAACGGCATCCAGGGCACCTATCCCGATCCGGCGCAGGGCTGGGAAACCGCCACTGCGCCGGCGCTGTACCGCACCGACCTAGAGGTTCGCGACGGCAACCGCCGGCTAATGGCGAACCCGCAATTCGCGTTCGTGCCGTATCGCGCGCAGGTGCAACGGCTGCAGAAATCAGGCATCGAGGAGGCGCAGCGGGCGCGCACCCATGTGCTGCCGTTTCCGCCGGCCTACTGGGTGGTCGAACCCGGCGACATCGGAAGCTGGACTTCGTTCCGCAACGGCTATGAGGAAAAACTGTTTCGGGTCGACAGCGCGGTTGATCGCAGCAACCTTGACGTGGTGCTTAACGTCACCGAGGTGGACCCGTCCGATTACGACTGGGAACACGGCACCGACTATACCGGCGTATCGACCGGGCCGACGGTGTTTC